GTAATTGCCATTTGGTTTAATTTTGTATATACCACAAACTAAACTACTGTAAAGAAATTTCTTTAAAAAAGCTTCCTTGAAACTACCACCCTGAAATATTATTTCTAACCCTTTGTTTACAGCTTTCATTAGATCAGAAGGAAGCCCTTTTAAAGATGGTTCAAACTCTAAATTTGACATAAACTTTGTAGTCAGGGGTAATAATCTGCCATTAATGTATAAAACTGACAAAAATTCAAAGTAAACAGGCCCTGATTTGGTGCTCAACTTAGTTTCTTGTTGGATTATAACTGATTTTTTATTTGACAAGTTGTGATTTGCTAAGCTCTGACCAACTTCATAAATTTCTAATGTGGGAAGGAGACTCTCTAATGTTTGTGATTCACAAGTACCACCAGCGTCATCAGAATGATTTAATATGTGTATATGCACATTTGGGTCCAAATTCAATTCTTTCAAACACTTAGGTGCTAGATCATTTAGAACTAAGATTGCACAAACTTTGAATAATGTGCTCAATTTATTCAATATACCCATTACAAAACTAAATTCCATCAAAAACATAAAGCTGTCTTGTTCTTCATCATACTTAAACCTAGTATTGTATTTTTGAAATCTTTTGTTACTCATGAAAGCATGGTACACGGTCTTATTTAAATGTATTTCCTTACTATAATATTTATAGAGGAAACTCAATGAATAATTAACAAAACTTTCAGGTAAAGCGTGTGCGGCACCAAGAATAAACATTACATATTTGTTCATATTTGTTCTTGGAGCAAATTTTGTGTCATCTAAGGTACACCAAAGAACATGGTCTAAATGTTTCCTGTCATTAACAAAGGAATGTATTTGCTGTGATCTGAGGTTAGATGGTATGTGTATGTACTCATTTGGAAACATTTCACACATCATGCCCCACATTTCATCAAAGATTTTTTGGTTAGTTTTTGTATAAAAATCCATTGCGAATATCTCTCTTTCTCCAGCCCTCTGTAATTTATAAACCACATGAAATTTAAATTTCTCTTCCTCCCCATTATATAATTCAGATTCAATGGTAATGTTGTGTGTTTTACAGAAAAAATTTAATTCATCTTTATCATCTCTTTGTATAATATCAACCAATTCTTTAACATGTTCCTTTTTGATTGAAAGCAATAGGTCTTGTGCAAGAACAAAGCTACCTTTCTGACCAAAAAATGTTTTGCCTTTATATCTACAACCTGTTGGTCCAGATAAATCTACAAGAGAGCCTTTGATCTTTCTTGCCCAAACATTTGAAATGTCCACATGTTTGTGATTTTGTTTTATTACTTCAGCTAATTTGGTGCCACAAAGATAAGACATTTTTGATGAATACATGAAATTGCTATCCATGACTCCCTTACTTATACCGACACTAATGTCATAACTCTGCGCGCGCACAAAGTTCTCTCCACCATGATTCACAGCTTCAAAAGCGTCTAAATTCTCCATGATACCAGATAAGTTCTTAACCTGCTCTATAGTTGAATCAATTGGTGCTTTTGTCATTAAGTATGTGCTGTAAATCAAAGTTGTCAACTCCGTTTCAGTTCTTAATTTTGTGTTTAAAAACAAATGTGGTACATCAATAAATTTTCTTACATTTTTTGCAAAGTCACAATACCTATCTAAAAAGCTCTTTTGTAAACAAATCTGTAAATGATCTTTAGCACAAAAGAGTAAACTTGGCAATATGTCAGTGATTTTGGAGAATGTGCCAAGGCAATTAACTATTGGATATCTCAAATTGTGTAATGCCTTTTCAGTTTTTCTTTTACCATTTAAAGCCAAAATCACTGGAAATATAGCTGTTAGTTCATCTACACTTCCACTATCTGTTAACATCTTTTCACAGGTGCTGTAATAGTAAGAGAATATATTGTGAAAAAATGAGATTCCATGATGAATTTCAACCTCTTTTAAATCCATCCAGGGTGTTATGACAAATCCATCTACTCTTTCAAAAGAATGTTCGTTATTATTAAGTGTCATCAATTCATAAAGCTCTGAATCTATAGGAACTAATAACTTAAATAATCTAGATCTCCTTGTCCTAAAGATCTTTGAACCACCTCTAACAATTAACAGCACATTTTTAAACCCTAAATTGTGAACCATGAATTCTTTCCCATTGTTTGTGGTTTGGGAAAGAAACAACAGCTCATAGCAAAGTTTTGATATAAATTCAGCCATGCCTAAAAATCTTTTATTCCTTATACTTTTAAAAAATGTATTATAACTGCTTAAAC